GAAGGCACATGGGCACTACCAGCAGACTTAGATACTGCAAATGAAGTAATAAGAATTATGCAACAACCTATTCCATTAGGAGATGGTGGTGAAGACGCAACTAATGCAATAAGTTTTGCGTTTGGTGATGACGAACTATTTGATGATCTAGGTGATGCAGGAGATGCAAATCCAGAAGGTGATGCAAGACCAATTATTAAAAAATGGATTGAATCTGCAAACTTTGATGAACCATATCAAGGAATGCTAGATATAATAAAAAGCGAAATTTACGGACCACAAGCAGAGATTCCTACAGAAGAACATACACAAATAGAAGTTGAAGATAGTGTTATTGAAGAAGTAGAAGAAGAGGCACAACCAGAGACACAAGTTGAACAAGTACAAGAAATTGAAGAAGTAGACGAAGTGGCGGAAAGCATTGCAAAACTTAAGGCAATGGCAGGCGTAGGGTCAAAAGCGAGGAGCAACCACGGCATACATGAAGGCGAAGAAGGATATCAACTTACACCAAGAAGTATAGTGGCAAGACAAATGCGTAAACTACAGGACATCGAACAAGGCTAATTGGCACAAAAAATAATTCAAAAGAGGCACCAATTTTAGGTGCCTTTTTTTATAGCCATAAATAGAAGCATGACTAGCAATAAACATAAAATAGATTATGCAGAGTTTTATATAACAAATGTTTGTAACTATGCCTGTACTAATTGTCGCTCCTTTAATAATTTAAACCTTAAGGGCTTTCAAAAATGGGCAGATTGTAAAGATGAATACAAAAAATTTGCTCAAAGATTAGATATAGAAGACATACAAATTCTAGGCGGTGAGCCATTTTTAAATCCTGATATTTACTATTGGATAGAAGGCATATTATCTTTATGGCCTAATGCTAGAGTAAAAGTCACCACTAATGGAAGTAGGCGACAGGATGACAAGTTATACAATCTTTTAATAAAACATAATGGAAGATTACAACTTGACGTTTCATGTCATGACGAGAACTATTTTGATAAGTTACATAATAATATTAAAGAGTTTTTAGGTAATTGTGATACAAAGATAATTTCAAATAAAACATCATGGAACACAGATTACGAAAAATTTAAAGGTGAAGATTGGCCGGATCAACCACCTGATATTAATATTGTAGAAAAGTTACCATGGTTAATGAGTGAACTAGATGACCTTGGCATAGATTTATACCGTTACAAACATAAAAATAAACGTATAGAGTATACAGTAAACAATGCTTTATACGCAATCTTAGGTCAGGCATGGAATTTTTCTAAATCTGCTGTAAAAGTATCACACGATAAATTTTATGTTGATACCAAAAGCGATATAGGTACTGCCCATAAGGCATGTATATCGAAATACTGTCATCATTTTATAGATGGAAAATTGTACAAATGTCATTTACCATATACATTAAAGGAAGCAATAACACAAGAACATGTTGCAATAAATGAAGAAGATTACAAAATTTTAGAAAGATATAAGCCCTTAGTAGCAGATGAATCAGAACATAAATTTGATAAATTCATAAAAAATATAAAAAATCCTATAGAGCAGTGTAAATTTTGTCCAGAATCTAGTGAGGCAGAAAAAATTTCTATTGTAGATAAAAAGAAAATGGATGCAAAAACTTCTGTACTTTTTACATAAAAACATCTTGACATGATAAATAAAAACGCATATACTATGTAAATATAGTATGTGTATAGGCACATACAAGGCTAATGAACAGGCACATTTAAGGAGAAAAATAATGGCAACATCTTTGGCAGAAATTAGAGCAAAACTAAAATCTCAAGAATCACGCAGTGAGCGTACCGGCGGCGGCGACAACGCAATTTACCCACATTGGAATATACCAGAAGGATCAACTGCAGCAGTTAGATTTTTACCTGATGGTGATCCTAACAACACATTTTTCTGGGCTGAAAGGCTTATGATTCGTTTACCATTTACTGGTGTAAAGAATGATATGAATAGCAAGCCTATAGTAGTACAAGTACCATGTGTTGAAATGTTTGGTGAAACTTGTCCAATACTTACAGAAGTGCGTGGTTGGTTTAAAGATTCAAGTCTTGAGGACATGGGTAGAAAGTATTGGAAGAAACGTAGTTATATCTTTCAAGGGTTTGTAAATGAAAACCCGTTACAAGAAGATTCACCAGAGAATCCAATACGTAGATTTGCAATCTCACCTAGTATCTTTAACTTAATTAAAGATGCACTTATGGATCCAGATATACAGGAGATGCCCACAGATTACAATGCTGGCTTAGATTTCCGTATTACTAAAACTACAAAAGGACAGTATGCAGATTACAGTACAAGTAAGTGGGCTCGTAAAGAAACTGCACTATCTGAAGCACAGTTAGCAGCTATTAACACCTATGGTCTTAATACACTATCTGATTTTCTTCCTAAAAAACCTACAGAAGTAGAATTGCAGTGCATTAAAGAAATGTTCGAAGCAAGTGTAGATGGACAACCCTATGATAACGAAAGATGGGGACAATATTATCGTCCATATGGTTTAGATGCTCCAGCAGGTTCCTCAACCTCAAGTACGTCAACTGCTCCAGCAACTACAACACCAACACCTGCTCCGGCAACTCCAGTTGCAGAAACAGTGGCTCCTGCTCCAGTAGCAACACCAGAGGAGATGGGTGCAACACCTACTCCTACTCCTGCTCCACAGACAGAAACTGTGGCAGTACCTGAGGCACCAGCAACAGGCGGTGAAAGCAAAAGAGCTGAAGACATTTTAGCAATGATCCGTAATAGACAATCCTAATACATTTATATTGTAAATGCAACAGATAAAACCACTTTGGAGTGAGTTTGGTGATCCAGACTCACTCTCAAAAACAATTTATGTAGTAGATCATTTTTATGGCGTAAATCAAAATTATAGAAATGTATTTTTTGATAAATTAAAAGGTCAACACACAGTTATTCTAGACACAATTATTCGTGATGAAGTAAAGGCTAATTATCCAAATTTAGACTTTAGATTTAGTGCCGATGGTTGTGATAAACTACTAAATCATCTCAGTGAATATAGATACAGAGGCACAGGAAATATAAAAAACTTTCTCTGTTCTTTTAATTTATCACCACACATCTCTAGACAACTTTTAGTGGCTCTTTTGTATAATTATGGATTCTTTACAAAAGAATATTGTACAAAAAATTGGATTACAGATAATGATACACTAGGCGGCATTGTAATGAATCTTCTTAATAATAACAAAGAGGAAGAACTGTACAACAAATTTTTTAGATGTGATGAAACGTTTAACAGAAAAAAGTTTGTTTTTGCAGAAAATTTGATAGAGGGACAAGATTTATATTTAGGACATCATAAAAACTTACAAGCATTTGAATCTAAAATTAGCCAAAGTTTTTTAAACTTAATAGGAGAAACATTAAGTGAAAGTTATAATCCATTTATGTCTGAAAAGGCGTTTAATAGTATAGTAACACGTGGAATATTTTTAATGTTTGGACAACCTGGTTGGTATAATTTTTATGAAAAAAATCTTGGATTTAAACTACATAATGATTTATTTGATTATAGTTTTGATAAAATTGAAAATCCAGTAAAACGACTTATAAAAATATTTGAGACGATTTCAAAATTCAGTATCCTCAATATGAATGATTTACAAGATTTGTATTACACACAAAAAGATATATTAGAATATAACTATAACCATTATTTTAGCAAAGACTACCTAAAACTCATGAAACAGTTTGACAATATAACAGATATATAGTATAGTAAAAGAATAGGCACACAGGAGATAAACATGGGCAAACCTTTTGACGTAAGTAAATTTAGAAAAGATATAACAAAAAGTATAGATGGACTAAGCATAGGATTTCACGATCCTACAGATTGGATTAGTACAGGAAGCTATGCATTAAATTATTTAGTAAGTGGAGATTTCCATAAAGGTGTTCCTATGGGAAAGGTGACTGTATTTGCAGGTGAATCAGGTGCAGGCAAAAGTTACTTTGCAAGTGGAAATATTATAAGGAATGCACAAGAGCAAGGTATATTTGTTGTATTAATAGATAGTGAAAATGCATTAGACGAAAGTTGGTTACAGGCACTTGGTGTAGATACAGAAGAAAGTAAATTATTAAAACTTAGTATGAGTATGATTGATGATGTAGCAAAAACACTTAGCACATTTATGAAAGATTATAAAGCAATGCCAGACGAAGAAAGACCTAAGGTATTATTTGTAATTGATAGTTTGGGAATGTTACTAACTCCTACAGATGTAGATCAATTTGATGCAGGTAATATGAAAGGTGATATGGGTAGAAAGCCTAAGGCACTTACTGCACTTGTACGTAATACAGTAAACATGATTGGTAGTTATAATGTAGGTATGGTATGTACTAACCATACATATGCATCGCAAGATATGTTTGACCCTGATGATAAGATATCAGGTGGACAAGGGTTTATATATGCAAGTAGTATTGTTATTGCTATGAGAAAATTAAAACTCAAAGAAGATATAGATGGCAATAAAACCACAACTGTAAATGGTATAAGAGCAGCTTGTAAAGTTATGAAAACTCGTTATGCAAAACCATTTGAAGGAGTGCAAGTAAAGATTCCATATGAAACAGGCATGGATCCTTATAGCGGATTACTAGACTTGTTTGAAGCAAAAGGATTACTTACAAAGCAAGGCAACCGTTTAAAGTATACAACGACTGCAGGTGTAGAAATGTTAGAGTTTCGTAAAGGTTGGACCGGCGATAAACTAGAAGCAGTTATGCAGGATGTTTCTGCACAAGATGGACTAAGTATAGACGATATATCAGAGGCGAAAGAATACATAGAAGAAAATACATTATCTACGCCATTATCAGAATATAAAGCAATAGAGGAAGAGAATGGAAGCACCAATTAAATTAGTATATGAAATATTAAAACAATATATACCTGCTAAAGAAATGCAAAATGCTACTGATCACTTAGTAGATGATTTGCAAGAAATATTAGATGAAGAAGATCTAATCAAATTAGGCGGGTTAGATGAATATATGAAAAGCAGTGTGGAAGAAATTGTTGGCGAAGTAGAAGAAGATTTTGAGGAAGAGGATTTGTATTGAGCCAGTGGTACAACAGAGTTGTAAATAACATTGCCGAAATTCCAGGTTTCATAAATTTTTATGAAAGCGAACTGGAAGAAGCAAAACGTGAATGCAATGTAAAAGGCATTGTAGAAAAAAATATTACTGCATTGCCCGGTATTACAGAACATAGATTTAATCAATTACAAGAAATAGAAGCAGTACTAAACTACCTTAACATACAGTTACGTAAAATACGACGTAAACATTTCCAAAAATATTTAGAAGGATATGCCCGTGCATTAACAAGCCGTGATGCAGAAAAATACGTTGACGGTGAAGACGAAGTTATTGACTTTGAAACTATTATCAACGAAGTTGCATTGCTCAGAAACCGTTGGCTAGGTATAATGAAAGGCTTAGATACTAAACAATGGCAAATGGGCCATGTAGTAAGACTACGTACTGCAGGTATGGAAGACATAAGAATTGACTAGAGAAGTTGCCAAATGGGACAATCAAGCAAGTCATAATCATAGTCTTCTTACATTGAATTTACTAGATCAATTTGATGACTTTAAACTTAGTATTAAGCATATGGCTGACTTTGGGTGCGGCAAAGGATTAGATTTAGAATTCTGGGCAAATATGCACGAATGGACCGAAGACGGTGAGCCAGGGCCTAAATTAAATTTTAATTGTGTAGGATTTGATTTAGATGCAGAAAATAATACTCCTAGTAGAAAAAATATAAAATATAAAAATCACGACTTTAATAAAGATAATATTATTTGGAGTGTACCGTTTGATGTTGTGTGGTGTCATAATCTTATGCAACACATATACAGTCCAGTAGAATTTCTAGGGCGTGTCAATCGTGCTATGTCTACAGGCAGTATGTTATATTTGTGTGTGCCTTCAACTGTAAGTGTATATCAAAACAGATTTCAAAATTATACACCAGGACAAAATTATAACACATTTACTGCAAGTCAAATATTATATCTACTAGCACTAAATGGTTTTGACGTAAAAGATTTTTACTTACAAAAAGAAAAGTATACAGACTTAATACAAGTTTTAACTTACAAAGAACGTGAACCTTTGCCTTACAATACGACTTGGTATGAAATGGTAGACATGGACATACTTAACGAAAATATGAAAGAAGTAATACTTGGTAATGGAATTTTATCTGACCAAGGCTTAGTAACTAAGTGGTTAGACGGTACAGTATATGATTATAGGTGGCACACTTGACAACCCTGGTTCTTGTTACAGGAGGTTTCGATCCTCTTCATAGTGGACATATCGCTTATTTCAAAGCTGCAAAACAATTAGCAAGTTACGGAGGCAAACTAATTGTTGGTGTAAACAGTGATGCTTGGTTACAACGTAAAAAAGGCAAACCTTTTATGCCTTATAAAGAACGTAGTAAAATAGTACAAGAACTTAGTTGTGTGGATAGATGTATTAGTTTTGATGACAATGACGATACTGCAAATGGTGCAATACTTAATGTAGTCACACAGTTTAACTTTACAAAATTAATATTTGCAAATGGTGGTGACAGAACACAAGGCAACTGTCCTGAATATGATGCTTGGAAAACGGACAAACGTATTCAGTTTGAATATGGTGTCGGTGGATTCGACAAAGCAAATAGTAGTAGTTGGATATTAAAAGATTGGTCTGCACCTAAAGTAAACCGTGATTGGGGTTACTATCGTAATTTATATAATGGCGATGGGTTTCGTGTAAAAGAATTAGTTATAAATCCACACAGTAAGTTGTCTATGCAAAAACATGAACATAGGAGTGAAACTTGGAATTTGGTTTCAGGAACTGCTAAATTGTATATAAGCAACAGACAGATGCCAGTAGATCCAGCAGTATACACTTTGTCAGTACAAAATCCTATAGACATACCTAGTGGCGTATGGCACCGAGGTGTAAATGATTCTGATTATCCTGCACATATTGTAGAAATTTGGAAAGGCCCCAGCGAGTTATTATCCGAGGACGATATACGTCGCTGGGATCCTATCAAGCAAAGCTAGGCAGTACGCATTGATAACATGCGAAAGTTCATGAATTTACGAACTCTAGCACGGTCACGTGCCTTGCAAAACCTTTTCCATGAAAATGGTCTGTAAGTCATTAGTCACCCTCCCTAGTTAATAGTTAAGGTGCGTTCCTTCAGCGATTGCTTACTTCCGCCCTTACGGGTGAACGTATATATATTTATTAATTTACATACATAATTTCTGCAATTTTTGGATAGGTACTTGTAAAGTTTTGATTTCTACGACTGTCTATTTCTTTTACTCTATCCCAAAATTCTGTATTAAGATCTTTATAATGATTTGTAAAAACATTTACTATGTCACGAATCTTTTTATATGGACTTGACTTAAGGTAATCTATAACTTTTTGTCTTTTAGTAATTGGTATATTATCTAAACTAAAATATTGAGGAGAGTACACATGGCTATATTCAATATTAAAACCTAAATTTTCAGCGTACTCATGTATAGTGGTTAGATCTAATACATTAAAAACACTTGTAGTAGTATGAAAGTCAATTGTAAACTTACTTCTATCAAGTTTAGAAAATTTTTCCAAGTTATTTTTTACTATATCCCAATCAACGCCATGTCTTTCATACTCAAATTTTTTGTATAAGTTATCTATACTTAATGAAAATTGAACATTATCAAACATAGATAGAAACTTTAAATGGATATCAGGGAAAATTGTTCCATTAGTATTGTAATGTATTTTAATATTTGTTCTTTTATCATCTATAAGGGATTGTAAAATTTTTAAATGTTTGGTATCAAGTAAAGGTTCTCCTCCTTTAAATGTAATATAATTTAAATCATTAAATGTTTTAATTTTTTCTGTCCAGAAGTTATTCTTGATATCTATAGTATAATCTAATTCACGTATATTTTGAACTGTTTCATATTTTCTATCCTCTGTATACCATAGACTACTATTTTGTCTATTACATATTCTACATTTTAAATTACAACTTATACCAAGTTTTATATCTAAGTTTTTTATTTTCGGGCTTTTAAAAATATCTGTAGTACAATAATCTTTACTAAAGTCAATTATACCTCGTTGTCTTAAACTAGGGATATTAACTTTTTCTTGTTTCCAACAATTATTACAAACACTAGGCATTTTTCCCTGTCTGAAATCTTGTCTTAACCTTTTAAATGGTTTACTATAAAATGCCTGTTCTAAGGTTGTATTATTAATATTTGGCCATGTATGTAATTTGTTTGGATCCATCATACAACATGGACTTATTGTTCCTGAAGGATCAACTTCTAATTGTGTAAATGGGTATATACAAAATGTTTCCTCTCTATTAAATTTAGTTATTGGTCCTGTCATAGTAAAATTTATTACATCATCACATAACTCCTCCATATAAGTTTTTACTTCTATGTCGTTGCTATAAACATATATAAAAAATGTAGGAATATCTAATTCACTAATAATTTTATAGAAATGTTTCCAAATACTTTTATCTGTTTTTTTATTTGCAGTAATAATAATCTTATCGTCGTATTGGTATTCTTCTTTTTTAATAGATAACAGGTCGTTATACATGTCTTGAAACGGTTGATTATAGTAATCACTCATTTCTTTCTCAAATACGATCACGCAATCTTCTCCATTGGATATCTATTTCGTCAGCAAACCATTCAGTATAACTCATACGATTTAACCAATTATTTCTGTCAGGTTTACTAAGCCATGTTCCCATTTCAGTCCCTACATCATATGCTAAACTGTGTTTACTAACTACTGCAGGCACTCCTTGTATTACACTACTTATTCCTGCATTACTGCTATGGCTGACTGTAAAATATGTATGGTTCAACATATGTTCCAAATCAAAACTGTCGTACGTCTGTTGTATATGTTTTGGTATATTCCAAGTTACACCTTGTTGTTTATACCATTCTGTATCACATGACCAGTGTAAACTTTCTCTAAAGCGAGGATGACTACGTACAACTATAGGTTTATCTGTATACTTTCTAACTTGTGTTATAGTGTTCTTGTAGTATGTATCCATATCAGGCATGTCAACCCATTGTTGACTATGACCATGTTGTCCACATATTAATACATAATCTCCATCTTGCTTCCATGGTTGAAGTATAATGCCAAATTTATGTAATCTATCATCGGGCATATATTCATCTACTGCAAAGTATGCATCTCGGTTTATTCCATTTATGCCTAACTTCCAAGTCTTATTACGTACAAGACCGCCTACTTCTATTACTATAACAGGTTTATTTTGTGACCTATAATGTTCCCAGACACGTTTATTACCAGCCATACGTCCATACCATAACACACTCCATATAAGAGCAGCATCAGCATTCATGTCTTGTTCTACAAGTGTATCTGTTTCTTTTATAGCATCTAGTACTTGAGGGTAAACTTCGTTAGCATTACCAGGAAGATTATTTGGAAAGTAAGATATTTTCATGTTGATTTTTGAAGTAATAAATAGTTATATGCGTACATTATCAGTATTTACCTCTTGGCACCCAACAGGATACAAAAAATATGGCAAGCAATTTATTACAGGGTATAACAATTGTTGGCCAAAAGAAGTTCCTCTAACAATTTATGCAGAGGATCATAATCCAGACGTTCAAGGCAATCATAACATAAAACTTAATGATCAAAGAACTACACTGCCAGACCTAAAGGCTTGGCAAGAAAGACACAAAGATAATCCACATGCACATGGTTGGAATAAAGACAAAAGTAAAAAAAGTTTTTTATGGGACGCAAGCCGGTTTGCAAATAAAACTTTTGCTCTATGGCATTTTGCAAAAACTTGTAATACAGATATTTTTATTTGGTGCGATGGTGATGTAAGAACACATACGCCTATGTCATTAGATTTCTTACACAGTATAGCTCCTAATGAGAATCAATTAGCAACGTACTTAGGCAGACGCACATGGCCCGAATGTGGTTGGATGATGTTTAATCGTAATCATCCAAAGTTTGAAGAATTTATAGAACAGTGGAGATGGATATACGAAAGCGATGACATATTCAATCATGTAGAGTACCACGATAGTTTTATATTTGGAGAGCTTATAGAAGATTTTAAATCTATAGGAGTAGAAATGAATGACTTAGGTGGTCCGGATAAAGGAGGACACATTTTTATTAACAGTCCGCTAGGTGCATACATGGATCACCTAAAAGGATTTAGAAAAGAAGTAGGCAAAAGTTTAGCAGGTGATTTAGTAGGTGGGTTCCAACATCACAGTAACCCACACTGGCAAGATTTAAGACAAGTTACTAAACAACAAATACGTGCAGAAAAAATGAAAAAACCACATGAATATGATGCGGCACAAGAACAAAAATCTCAAGGAATTAAAAAATGAGTAATTTAAGTTGTATTCAAAATGTAAAAGTAGTAGAAGAAGATCCATATCCCTATGTATGTGTAGAAGAGGCACTACCTGATAACTTGTATAAGGAGTTAGCAGATAGTTTTCCTGAACAATTGGTATGTAGTACACAACCACACGATGGAGGAATAACCTATAGATACAAAAGTAAAGAAGTTGCTAATGAAGCACCTCCTGCTATTTGGCAAGACTTTTTTGCATATCATACAAGTCCAGAATACTTTAAAGCATGTATAAAGTTATTTGAGCCTGTGATAATGAAGTCTTACCCACAGTATGAGAACCTTTTGAATGCTGATAATATTACTACAAGAGATGTGGACAATAGTGGTTCATATGTTACTGATTGTCAATTTGTTGTGCATGAACCTGTTGACCAAACTGGTACAAGTCGTACACCACATGTAGATAATCCTGTAGAAATATATGCAGGACTATTGTACATGCGTAAACCAAACGATACAAGTGCAGGTGGAAACTTTACTATACACGAGCAAACAGGAAACATAGAACAAGTAAATAAAAGTTTAGGTAGACAGGTAGCAGATAATATACATAAACCTGTACGTGAAGTACCATACAAAGCAAATAGTTTTTGTATGTTCTTAAATGTTATGGGAAGTATTCATAGTGTTACTCCTCGTATACAACCAACAGAACGTAGACGTAGTATTAATATCATTGGCGAGTTTAATGGCAATGGTAAAATGTGGAAAGTAAAAGAAATAAAAAACTAATGAAATACAGTATAGGAAAAACTAGTGGTGTATTCATTGGTGATGAAACTGTAGTAAAAATTTTTAACATAAGGAACAAAGCACTTAAACCAAGTAGAGGCACATATCAAGATTGTTGGAATAGAGAAACAACTTGTCTAAACAGACTTATAGGTGAATTGCATTTCCCACAAATTATTGAAACTTATAATGATATACTAGGTATTAAAATGACAAACACTGGTGAAAGTTTATTTAATACTTGGCAAGAACACAATCTTATGCTATACTTAGAACAAGCAAATAGGATTGCTGATACATTAGAAAAACATAAAATAAAATACTTTCATGTAGGAATGGATGGAAAAGCAAAAGTAAACAAACAAAATGTATTTCCTTTAAGTAACTTTTGTATACAAGATGGAGAATTAAGTTTAATAGATTTTGAGATGGCTTGTCCAGTTGATAGTGAAGCTGAATCTAATATGAGTGATAGGTTCAAAGAATTGTACGCAAAGTATAATCCAGATACATTTAGACAAACATTAATAGATGCACTTAAAAATCCAAGAGCTTGTTATGAAGCAGAACTAGTAGCAAAGTTGCCTGATAAAGAAAAAATACACGTACTTAAAGACCGTAACCCTAGAGAGGTATATAAATCAATGACTACATTTACACAACCTAGCGAAAAGATAGTAAACGAATGGAAAAAGTATCAAAAACGTTTTGGTACTGCTGATGCTATTGATAGAGTAAAACGTATGAAACTAAATGAAGTTTGTAAGCCAGAACATAAACTTGTAGACATTGGATGTAATGATGGTTATATAACACAACTAGTAGCACCTATGGTATCAAGTGCGACAGGTATTGAACCTTTCGTAGAACTACCAGATGATAAACCTGCAAATGTTCAATGGATTAAAAAAACATTTAATGAGTTTTCTGAAACAACAGATCAATATGATATTTTACTAAGTCTTGCAGTAAGTATTCAACTACGTGATTTTGGTGGACTTACTGAAGAACAAATAGTGAGTAAGTATTATGATTTAGTTGCACCTGGTGGTATAGTTGTACATGAAACACAAAAGCTAGAAAACCGTCCCAATAATATAGAACATACAAATGCAATGATAAAAGCATTCAAACAAAAGTTTAAACAGATAGATCACGGTCAAGCCAGACCTAGTGGTAAACGTGAATATTATCATTTTCAAAAAGTAGACTAATGAAACCTCTTTGTCTTGTACCATGGACAAGTATAGATATAAGTCCACGTGGATCTATAACACCTTGTTGTAAAATACAATTAAAGCATGAAGATAAACCTAATATTCTAAACCAAAGTATTGCTGAATACACAACTAGTGACTTTCTCAAAAATATTAAAGATAAGATGATCAAAGGTGAGTGGCCTATAGAATGTATAAGATGTAAAACTGAAGAAGACAATGGCATAAAGAGTAAAAGGATACTAGATTATGAAAGATGGAAAACAGATTGGGATACTTATACTGAAGATAGAGGTTACATAGTTGCAAGTATAGCCTTTGGTAATACTTGTAATCTAAAATGTATTACGTGTAAATCTTCATCTAGTAGTAGATGGCGTAAAGAATATAATGATATATATGGCATAGATATAAAACCAGTAGAAACTATTAGTGCTGATGCAAACGAAATATATAATGCAATGCCTAATGTAATACATTTTGATATTCCAGGTGGCGAACCATTACTTAGTGAAATTTCAAAACAAAAAACACTCTTACAAAAATATGTAGATAGCGGACAAAGTAAAAACATTACTCTTCATTACACAACAAATGCACAACTTTTTCCTAGTGAGGATTGGTGGGAACTTTGGCAAAACTTTTCTGAGGTAGATATACAACTTAGTGTTGATGGTGTTGGTAGAAAATATGAGTATATAAGATATCCTGCAAAAAATGAACTTCTAGAAGAATCTATTATAAAGTATAAGGCTCAACAGGACAAAACACCTAACCTTAAAATTAGTGTGAGTCATACTGTTAGTGCCTATAACATTTACTACCTTAGTGATTTTTTTGATTGGTGTGCAGCTTACGGATTACCAAAGCCATGGTGTGGAGCAGTACATAATCCAAAACATATGAAACCAACTGTATTCCCAAATCCTATAAGAGAAAAAATTGCAAATCATTTAAAAACTAGTAGACATGAAGATGTACGTGTATGGGGTAATTTTGTAGAAAATAACGATAGCAGTCAGTATTACCAAGAATTTTTAACTAGAAAAGATCAACACGATTTATATCGTAATTTAAATTTTGCTGAAACATTCAGCCAAGTTGAGGAGTTAATCAATGGCTTTCAATAATATTATGCAACTAGCAACTGCAACTCTAACACAACAAGGTGCGTTCAACCCTGGTGCTACTGTAGTTGAATGGGGCAATCAACGTTTTAGGTACAGTGAAGGATGGATCAATGAATGTGAAAAAAGATCAGGAAAAAAACTTAGACGCCCAACGCAATATGTCTGGGAATACTTTGAGGATCTTGGGTTTAGTGATTACCTTGCTATTGATATTAATACTGAACTAAGAAGTATTGCAATGGACTTGAATTTTATTTTAAAAGACAAGTACAACTATACACAACAATTTGATTATGTAACAAACAACGGAACAGGTGAGCATATATTTGACCAACGAACTGTGTTCGAAAATATGCACAACTTATGTCGTGTAGGTGGTACAATGATAAATGTTCTGCCTTTTGCTCCATGGTTTAATCATTGCTTCTATAGTTTTCATCCAGGATTATTCAGAGACATAGCCGCCGCTAACGGATACGAATGGCGTTTCATGTGGCTTGCACAAAACACAGGCAAGTATATAGATTGTCCTACTACAATGGATAGTTGGACACACTATGAACAAAAGAAGCCACGTGCACCACTTAGTGAATTAGAACGTGCATATGATGAATTACATAACAGAGATGGCAAAGCACATAACGTAAGTATAGTAACTGCATACACAAAAACTAAAGATACACCTTTTCAAATACCGTTTCAAGGACGTTATGTCAATGATATTGTAGATGAACTAAAAGGCGAGTATAGTGCAGAAAATATAGATGTAAGACAATCAGATCATAAGAGTGCTACTTACTAATGTTGTATAGACATCCATCGAAACCAGATAGTAAATGTAATTGGGTAATGGATAGTCTAGCAAAGGGTTGGCGAGGGAGTGAACATCACTTTTGGGGTTTTATAAACAACAACGAATATAAAACTAAACAACTAACTAAACATAGAATAGATTGGTTCTTTTGGGATATGCCTTACTATGGTAGATGGCATAGAGATATAAAACAGGATTTTTATTGGAGAGCTAGTAAAAATCATATACACTATAGACATACAAAAAATTATCCTAATGATAGATTTAAACAATGGAATGTAACGCCAAAAGAATACACTAAAGGTACTAAAATTCTTATATGTCCTAGTAGTGAAACAATGACCAGATATATTACAGGACAAACAGTTCAAGAATGGTTAGACAATACAGTTACTACGTTGAAAAAATATACTGATAGACCTATAGAAATAAGATATAAACCAAGAGCAAATGGAACAAGTGGACCTAGTGTTGCAAAGATACCTTTTAGTGAACAAGCAAAGGATACTCATTGTGTTGTAACAAGTATAAGTTTATGTGCAATAGAAGCACAATTGTTAGGTATACCAACCATTTGTCATACTGATAGTTTTGCTAAGGATATAAGTAGTACTAATATAGATGAAATCGAAAATCCTAAACGTGTGGATACTATGCAATGGTTTTATAACCTAGCATATAGTCAGTTTACACATAGTGAAATAGAATCAGGATTAGCCCAAGAGATACTCAATGCCTAAATTATTTGTATATGATACTAATCGTCATAAAACATCAAACATTACTTTATCCTTTGCAAGAGGTGCAATAAGACACAACAACGAAACTAACGGTGGATGGCAGGTTAAACACATACCAATTACGAGTTATTTAAAAAATGGCCTACCAGGAGACTTAAACTATGGTGATGCAGTGGCTACACTTGGTATACTGCGTGGCACAGGAAAGATGTTAAAAGATATCAAAACTATATCTGGAGTTGACTATTACTATATAGACCACGCATATTTTTGTCCTGGATATGGCGGCAAAGGCTGGATGAGAATTACAAAGAACGCACATACTTGTATTAATTTGAGAGATGTAGATAAAGACCGCTGGAACGGATTTCACAAACATCATGGCTATCAATGTTTGCCCTGGAAACAAAACAAAGATAGAGGTCGTAACATTCTTGTTCTACCTCCAACAGGAGCAGTAGCATGGTTTTTTAATCAAGGTCCTGACGAATGGTTAGACAGTGTGGTTAACAAACTTAAAACCCTTCTACCTGAAAGTGAACATTATCGTATACAAGTAAGACGTAAACCAAAAGAACCAGTTGTAGATGGTGATGGAAATTTACTAGAACTTAAAACTTATCCTCAACAGGATCAACCTTTAGAACAAGCACTAATGGATGCTCAGTGTGTAGTTGCTTATAATAGTATGGTTGCACTAGAAGCAACAATGAAAGGTATACCTGTAATCACTAGCGAGAACAGTTGTTGCAATAGAGTAAGTTATAAATTAGATGTTTACAATAATCAACAGGATCCAGAAGAGTTTAACACTGAACCAACCAACAGAGCACCTTTATTATATTGGTTAGCATATAATCAATGGAAACGTAGAGATATAGAAGACGGTACTGCGTGGCGTATGTTACAGGAACAAAACTAATGTCCATTAATCACATGTCAGACAAACAAATACGTGAAGCAAAAAAATGGGGAGATCACCGTAAAAACATAGACCTGTCTGATCCTGAAGATATATTTGCTAAAGAACGTTGTGAGATGATAGCATTTAAGCATCAGTTATCAGATGATTTTCCTATTGAGTTTGGTAAGGAAGATTGGAAAATTATAGACTTTGAAGACAGACACAAATACAAGTCACAGTATTTTTTCCAAATAAATGTAGATAAACCCAGTAATGTTAATGAAGATGGAACTACTAAAGACATAGCATATGACTATATTAAAAGCACAGGTCGTCCCTATCTAGTTTGTGAGCTAAGTGCATTTAGACAAAACAGTTATAAAGGCAATCCAGACGATTGGTATTACACACTTGGTTGGTTTCACTTTTTAAGACAGGGTTACTTTAATAATATAGACTGCCCAGGTGATAGATGGAATACTA